CTTGTCTGCACATCATTTTGCGATACACCAGTCAGACCAGCCACTTGGCCAGCCGTGATGCCAAGACGATTCATCTCAGCTGCAATCTGCTGATCTGTTAAGTTTGGGGTTTGCAAAAAGGTTGTAAATGCTGGCATATTGTTGACGGGTGGTGGAGTCACCACGGGTGGTCTGACCACTGGGGGTGTTACCACTGGAGTCACCACAGGCGCTACCGCCACGGGTGGTCTGACCACAGCGGGTGGAGTCACCACGGGTGCAGCGGCAGTCAATCTTGATTGAATATCTGCCACTGGCACGCCAGTCAGTTGTGACACCTCTTGGGGCGTGACACCCAAACGGCCAATTTCAGCTGCAATCTGCTGATCTGTTAAGCCAGGTGTTTGTAAGTAATTAAAAAGATCATCAATACGCGCCATATTTATCCCCTAAGTTCCTTTGCCATTACAGTCCATTGTGAGCTGTAACCCTCATCTTTCAAAAATGTCTTTGACCAGCCTCTCCGGCCTGCCAAGGTCACTCTGGTGCAACCAACTGACTTGCCCCAGGATTCGATCAATGGTCGCATCCGTGAGAGTTCGTCTAGGTCTCCACCAGCTAAGAAGTAATGCAAATTCTTTAGCCTGGGATAGACAACGATCTCGGTTAATACCACTGAGTCCTTGGCCGGCCACAGCTGTAATCTGTGATCCTCGACCATCTCAGCGACATCGTCAAAATTATGTGTGCCTCCACTGTATTCTAAGGCAGCCTCCACATGGTGGCGCAGTCTTTCCAATTGTTCTTGGTCGCTCATCGTTTCCCACTTGGGACTGCATCGAGTCTAAAGATGCCCACCCGCCAGTCGGCCAATACCGCACCAGTCACCTTCACATTGACCTGGCGCGCTGCAAACCGGACATCAGTCGGGTTGGCTGCCGTGTATGGTCCAAATGTGGATTGTGTGGCCGTGGGGTAATTTCGGGTTTTGAATGAAACCACCGCCTCACCCAAAGTCTGCTCGTCTGGAACAACTTGGCGAATAGACATAATGTTGTCGCCATTGCCTAATTGCACTGGGCCACTTTCAGCATAAAGGCTGGCGCTGTCATAGGCAAAGCCAACTTCATGCTCATAGATGTAACCATCAGTTGAGACCATCAATGGGTTCACAAAAACACCGGCATCAGTGCCAGCAGTTCTAGCCAATGTGCCTATGTTCCAGTGGTTTTCTCTGTAATTGAAAGTGACATAACTGTCATTCTCATTGCTTTGGCTGCTTGGGTAATACCACCAAATCTCACCATACTTGCTGTTGTGGACTGCATAGACCTTGGATGCCTGGTTAAAGTTGATATTACCAAAGACATAGTCCGACACATCGCTTGGCAGTGGCTTGACATAGCCGTCATAAATCCAAAAGCCAGACTTGCTCATCCAAATGGCCGCAGTGTCAATGGCCGCCACAGACTGGGCCGAAATAAGGCCGCAGCCGCTTCCAGCCTTCTCAAAGCCATAAACGAATGGCGCGCCAACATACTGGGCCGTGTGGACATCGACATCTGTAAACAGCAGATTGACACCCTTGACTCGCTTGCCAGCCAGAAGTGTTCCAGGCGTTGCCAGCTCATAGTCGCCTGCCTGGTTGTCGGTTGCCGGTGTCCAGACTGTATTGTTCTCTTGGTCGCACCACTGGACTTTGCGCGGGTTGCCACCAGCTCCAAGGGCAAACAGAATTCGCTCGGCAGTCACCAAAATAGCCTTATTGCTTGTTGGCGCGTTGGTAATGGCCACTGCCAATGTGGGCGTGGTAAAGCCCAATTGCCACTCATATATTTTGCCATCAGCGTTGGAGCAAGCCACCAAATACTCGCCCCATGTATCCATGGACCATGTTGTGGCTGGGGTGATCAAGCCAGTGTCTGGCCGTGCCGTGCCATAGGCCAATGTGCCATAAGTGCTGTAACCATAGCCAGTCTTTGACAATGAATCCGCAATGCCAGCTGTAATGCCAGTTGGCGTAATCTCTTTGAGTGTGCCAGCCTCATTCATGGCGTAGAGCTTGGACTGAGTGCCAGCTGCGATCCATCGGTTTGCAGTGTTATCGCGCCAAGTGATAAAGCCTCGGCACAGACCCGTCATCTGGCCAGAAGCTCGTTTTCTCCAGCCACCCATAGGCCGCAAAGTGTTCTCGTACCAGCGCACAAGGTTAGCGTCATACCAGCGGCCTGCCGCTTGGTATTCTGTGCCGTTTCTGTAGATGCCTGGTGGTAATTTGATTGGTATGTACATGATGGCAATTATGTTGGTTTGTTTGAGACAAAGCTCATTGTGACAATGGCTGATGGGACTGCTGGCCGCGTTGGGCTTGTGCTAGTGTCGAAATGCTCAATACTTACACCAGTGTTTTCAGTTCTCCACATAATTTCAATGTAATCGTTTGAATTCATACTTACAAAAAAGTTTAATGCAGCAATGATATGGCTTGGGTCACCAGAGCTTTTTCTTGGAGGAGGGTGAAAACGACTGTTTGAATTGGCAATATTTGTCCCATTCTTACGAAACCAAATATCCACATCTTGACCATCATTTGTGGTGTTCTTAAACTGAATGGAAAACTGCAAGTTCCAGATTCCGGCATCGGCCACAGTAATCCGAGAGTTGCTGGCCACTGTCACGCCATTGGAAAAGTCTGTCGTGTTGAATGTGACCGCATAGGCCGTGGTGGTGTTGGCAGCCACTTGGTCGGTTGAGTCTTGAAAAGCCCCATGGGGGTTATTCATAAACTTGCCGCCCTTTGGTCCAAACAGTGAGCCAAGGATGGTGGTCAGCTTTCTAAAGTACCCATTCAAAGAGCCATAGTTCTCATTAAAGTGCCTGCGCTCATACCCCTCTGGGGGAAAGCCCAGACTGGGTATTGATGGGGTCTCTAATTGCTGCTTGGTGGTCATGGCCCAATTTTGCCCTAAATGGTCCTCAGTGGATAAGTCTTTTCATTGACACAAAATCAGACTACGATAATTTTGCAGCAATCGGCTGCTTTAACTGGGGAATGTCATGAAATTTGAAATGGAATTTGGCTGGACTGGAAATGAGACAGTTACGATCACGACCTTTGATTTTGACAAGATCGCTATTTTGCAAGAATTCATCAATTATCAAGAATCGACCGGCTGGGTCGGTAATGAATATGAAGATGCTGACGACCTTGAAGAAGACTTTGACGACACTGAAGAAGAAGAAGCCACAGAAGTTTGATTCCTGATGGGGCTTACTTGGCCATCAAGTACAGCCCCACATTTGAAAATGCGTAGCCTGCATAGACCACGGCCATAGACGCATTGCCTTTAAGCAGCTGCTCCCCAGCAATGTAGGCATAGATCGCGCCAGTCAGAATGATCAGCCAGGCGCTCATTAGAACGCTGAAACGTCTATGACGTCACCCCTGAATTCGATGAGGGACTCATCGAACTTGTGGACCAGCTCTGGCCATAACAATCGACCATTAAAGAAGTTCAGCACTGCAAAGCCTGATCGGTGATTGCCTGGATTCAGTTCAGCATAATTGAATTGTGGGCCATCAATTTCAGCCAATGTTCCAGTGTCTACGCCAAAACGGTTGCCCCGTAGATCGCTGAATGGCGTGACTTTTAAGGCGTGCAAATGCCCACAGACAGTTGAAACACCCGCATTTAGGGTTGATGTATGCGTTGCGTGAATTCCGTTCTTGTATCGGTGCTTGATAATCACATCCTCGGTAGGCCATACTGCCCAGCAAAATTCCCAATCTAAGAAGTGGTCTGTTAGCTTAAACCCTAATACTTCTTTAAATTGTGGTGCGTGTTGGGCCAGTCGATTGCCAAATCTAACGTCATGATTTCCCCAAGTCCACAGCAGTTTGACATTGTGCCTGGCTGCTTTGGCTACTTCCTCAATCTCACCCAACGCACCCTGACAAGCCTTTAATTCTTGGATAACAGTAGTCGCTGGTTGTTCAGTTACGTCATGGCGGCTTATTGAAGCCCCGTCAAAGGCGTCTCCATTGCATATGACAACCTGGGGGGAAAATTCTTGGATGGCCCACAGTAAGCCCTTAAAGGCCGTGGACCTTTGACCAGGTATGAAGTGCGCATCAGAGAACACAATGACAGTGCCATCCAACATCCCAAGTTCAACTTGCTTGAGTGGACTAAATGACTTGGGTCTGCTTTTGTTATACAAATCACCTCGATGGTCTTTGGCATTGAGGGTCATGTTGTAGTGCTGCTCAATCCACCTTCTGCGTAGATGGACTGCCCTAGTATGTATACCTAGATGATCTGCCATTTTTTGGGCGGACTGAAGTTCACCCCATAGTTGGATAAATTGCATATCCGTACACGTTTCATTATGAGCGCCCATGGGAATCCTTAATTAACAACTTTTCTAAAAGATTGACCACGCGGTGTTCCTCTTTTTCCAAGAGTTCAACAGAAGATTTAGGGTCTTGGGCCGCTGTCATAAGATCATGCAAAAAGACATGAAGCAGCTCATGCAGAGCTGTCTGCTCTAAGCTCTGACGTGAAATTGTTTCCGCACCCCAATCACCCAAACGATATGTGGCCAGCCTTGCGCCCTCGTTGAATTCCACTGAGGCCATGGCATTCTTTGCAGGCTTTAATCCCTTCTCTATGCGCCAGTCGCCAAGATTAAGAATTGCTTGCCATTTCCTGACACTTTGTGCAAAGTGTGCAGCGTCTTCTGGTGTGGGAATGTTTGACATATCAGCACCTTATATGACTTATATGTCAATTTAATTTAAGTAAGCACTGAAAGTGCTTCATTTATATGCTTAATCCTATCATCCAAGCCAATAAAGCCGCCATTGATCTTCTTGGTCATGGTCTTATAGTCTTGACTGTCCGCATACTGGTTGAGCTTGTGGGTGTCCCAAAACCATCCGGCAGTCAGCGCTGCATACTGGGGTGTGGCCACCAGCTCTGGCTGCATGATCAGGTCCACGCCAAGCGCTTTGCCTGCATGGTGATAGTTGGCAGACCCAGTCAATTGAATGCACCCACGGCCCTTAAAGCGCCAGCCATCACCTGATGCCTCATCTCGGTTTCCCATCCTGTTGCTGTAAACAGTGTTGGCAATGAGCTTGGGGTTTTTTGCGCAGGCTTGGGCCTTGGCCGTGTCAAAGCGCTTGGGCCAGAGCTTTTGCAGGGCTTCGGCCCTGTAATTCAAGTTCTCTTCCAAGATTCTGAAGTTACCGCACTCATGGGCGCACTGGCCAATGAAAGCAGCCTGGCGCAATGGCGTTGAAATGTCAAAGCGCTGGAATGTCTCGTTAAGCGCATCGACCCACTCTGGGCCAATGTGCAGTTGCTGGAGCTGCTGACTATTGACCATTGACAAGTCTCCTTACTTCTTCATAGGCACTGGCGCAGGCATTGAGCTTGGTGATAGCTTTGTCTCCATCTGCTGCGATATCGATAAGAGCTGCAATAGTCTGTCGCTCAAGTTCGGTTTCAGTGGTATCTGTGGGTTGTATATTTCCAGTGGCAATGGCGGCACTTGTGCCGGTTTGTGGACAACTTGGGGCTGGGAGGCGCAGCCGACCAGTGCGAGCAAGCTCATGCATAGCAGACTGCTTTTTATTGACATCATCTTGGGCCTTTCTCAATTTGGTTTCTTGGTCTGACAGTTTAGAAGTCATGTTTTTTTCAAGTTCACGCGCTTCATCATTTTTTTTGGCAATGGCAATCTTCATGTCATTGTCCCTGTCTTCCCAGCCAAAGTGATAGCCACCTCGGTAAGAGCCGAACAAGGCAATGCCGATTGCCAGGGCGATATAGGGTAGTGGGATGCCAAACATTATTCTGTCTCCCGTCTGGCCTGCGCCAGCTGTTCGCGCTCATGGTCATCTTCAAGATGGTCCGGTGGCGTGTCTGGTGGTGGACCAGGTGTCCAAGACTCGTCTAATTCTGGGTTGGTCCACTTGGGCATAGCGCCAAATGGCTGGTTAGGGATGCCGTTGGTGGTGGCATTAAACCCGTGATTGTTGCTGTATCCATACTGGCCATAGCCTTGCATGGGTTGGCACATTGGCTGGCCCATGGGTGGTGGCTGCTGCCTAGAAGTCATTGCCCGTTTACCAATAACTCCACCGATACCGCCAACAATTAACAGAACAATGTCGTTCAGCATCTTGGTATAGGCTTGGTCAATCGGAGCCATACTTTTGA